TCATTGATTATAATATTATCAATGCTACCAGTATATGGTACAGACAGTTGCGTATTGATAAGGTGAAAGATTGTATTTAATCTACTATTATATTTCTGTAACAGTTCATAGTTTGGCATGACTATGTCTTTAGAACCAAGCCACACTTTCATTTTACCTTTAGAAGTAAACCCCATCCTCTTACGAAATTCTTTAGTCATTTAAAAACTCTTCCAATGAGGGTTGTTCCATTAATGCATCTCGTAACCATGCTTTGCCAACTGCATCAATGGCAGTCTTAGTTCTGGCTTTCTTCTTCTCACCCCACTTATATGCTTCTAATCCTTCAGTGCGAAACTGATCTCTGGCTTTGTATGGTGGTAAACATTGTAGAGGATTAACAATAGCAAAATCACGATAAGCAATCTGTTCTGCTCTTGTAGCAAACAGTGGCTGATCTGAACGAAGTGACCCTGTTGGATCGACTGCCCACCAAATCAATCCATTCTTATAGTGCCATGTAACTGAGGAAGGTGTGCAAGAGATTTTAAGACGAGTAGATTTACGAGTATTAACTGCGTAGTCCAAGTATGCATCCCAACACTTAGACGCATAACCATTTCCTTCTTTACCTTCTAGTGTAACAATCTCATATAGATTACTATAACCATCTCGATTGAATGTGGCAAAGATTAAACAAACAACTTCTCCATTAACTTCATATGCCAATGGAAGTGACTTTTCATAATTATGAAATCGATACCATAATGAATGTGCAGCCGATAAGAACTTGGTGTTCTTACCAGCTGGTGAGGTTTTAATAAGATCTTCTACTTTCGTAGAGTTAACTAAATTCATGTTGATAATCTATTGCCATAGGAACATCTACTCTTTCAATCATTAAAGTAAGTTCACTATCAAATGTATTGTAATGATTCATAAGAAGGTTAATCGGAACTCCTGCAACTTCTGCTCGTTTTGGAACATCAGCTGTAGAGGTAATTATACTACCATTTGATAGATTTGTCAAATATAATGGTCGCTTACCATTACGATAAAATCGCAATCTACCATCTTCGTAAAGTTCACATACAGCCATTGATGCATCTGGAAACTCTCTAAGAGGATCTTCTGAATGTAATACTAACTCAGAGTCGTTCTTAGTTTCGAAAACATATGGGTAAAGAGTATTCCAATTCTCTGGCAGTTCTTGCGTAATAACTCCATTATGTACAATGGACTTCTTCTCATTTGATAGTGGCTGATTATATTCCAAATCGCTAGTGCTGTAACGGCAGTGACCAATAAGATATAATATATTGTCAACATTAACCATCTCCTCTAAATCATCTAAATGTCTAAACTCATCAGCAGGAACTGGTTCTTTAAATGTCATGATCTTATTATTATAAAGAATTGACATACCAGTTGCATGCATTCCACGAATACGAGACTCATGAAATACTCTGCGAATCATATTAAAGTCATCCTTGGTAGGATCCTTTATAATTGCTCCAATAACTGAACACATTATCCGAAGAACTCCTCTAATGCATTAACAGTTGTAGTCTTTGGTGGATGATACTTATGTAACACTTCAATTCCAAGTTTAGATTCTAAGTAGTCATACCATTCCTGACTATCCCACATACCTGCATCAATACCATTCCAAAGATTACGATTAATGTGTCCCTTGTGTTCTTTGTTAGTTCTACGAGATTCAACATAGTCATATCGGCAGTCTTCATATTCTTTAGAACCCAACTCAAGCATCTTCTCACGGAAGTATACAACTAATGAGATTCTCTCTGCTACTTCATCGAGTAATTCAATCTGAGTATTACCATGCATAACTTCATGATTGTTAATCAACAGCAGATCTCCAGGTCTTGGATTTACCGCAACACGATACTCTGGAGCAACAAGGTGACATCCTTTATAGTTACCATTGTTGGATAAAGTCAACAGATTGGAAAGACCAGCAGTAAAATCACCAGCATCAAAGTGACATGCAGTTCTGAATGATTTATTTACAGTGACAGTAGTAAATGGTGTTTCAGGAACTAAGAAACGAGGATCCATTTTCTTTGCTGCTTCCATCTGATTATTATATCTCCATGGCAACAAGTCTTTGAAACCTTGCGCCAGTTGTTGTAGGAATGGATATGCCATGGCAAACTTCTCTGGTTCACGAGCAGTATAAGATGTTGCACGACCATATGGAAGACGAGGATAACGATCGAACCAACCAGCAATACCAGACATAACACCATTGGCATAGGTAGTCTGACATACATACTTGTCAGCGATTCGCTTTACTTCTTTCTGCATTTCAACTACAGAAAGTTTCTTAGTTGCATTTACCCAGTCTTCAAAAACAAAGTTATCTTTCTTAACTGCTTGGATACCCCAAACATTATTTCTTGTGGATGGTGCTTCTTTCTTACCCTTAAACTCTGCACGAATGTCTTCGATTGGATCATCACCATATAAGTTTGCACCTGGATTTGTGAAGTAATCAATCACAGCATATTCATACTCAGTGACCCATTCACGATTACCCAACTTCTCTGCTCTTGGACCTGCAGCCATACCTCTGTTCTGTGTTTCAGTTGCAGCTTCACGCAGACCAATATACGCTTGGTCTTGTTGTTCTTTACTGAAGTAGTTCTTTCGAAACTTTAGAACAATTCTTTCTTCTGAGAAAGTCATCTCTGGATGTCCAGGAATCTCTGGCATGTATACATCTGTATCTTCTTCAATAAGAAGATCATAATGACTCTCATCTGGGAACTGTCCCATCATATGAGTCATATCATGTTTCTGTTTTGCTACAATTACCTTAACCATATTTTCTCCTAAAACTTAAACCCTTCGAACGATTCTGCTTTCTGTCTTCTTCCGAAAGAACTTTTATCAAATGCAGGTTCATCATCTTGTCCAGCGTCAGCCAAACCAACTTGTGCAGATGCTTCAACATCATACAACTTCATCTTCGCTCGATCAACTCCAATAACAAATCTCTTATAAAAACTTGGATCATTATAGCGATTCTTTAGCTGTTTAACAATAATCTGATTCAATCCTTCTAGTTCTTCGTTACTAACTAAAGCAAACATTAAGTCAGCAGTTGCAGGTAAACCAAATGATTCAGAAGTATCTTCCAATCCTGGATCTGAGTTTGTGAATCCAGATCGAGTAGTTTGTGTAGCCGATACAATCGGAACATTATACTCAACAGCTAGACCCCTCAACTCTTCTGCAATAGCCTTAACATATGTATAAGAATTGACATTTGCACCTTGCTTCATTCGTTGAGAAGCACAGATGTTTAAGTAATCAATAAAGATTACATCAGGTTTAAACTCTCTCTTTAACTTTAGTTCTTCCAACAGTGCTCTGAAGTGACCAGAGTGCGCACCAGCAGTAGGATACTCTTTGATAATTAGTTTACCTTTAGTCTTATTAGTAATTTTACTAATTCGATTTTCGTAAATGTCTTTATCAATAACCTTCAATTCATCCATGGTTAGGTTTAGCAGGTTAGCATCAATTCTTTCTGCGATTCGTTCTTCAGCCATCTCCATTGTTATGTATAAAACATTTTTACCCTGTACCAGATGACTTGCCCCCACATGACACATAAACAAAGACTTACCAACACCTGTTCCTGCCAGAACAATGTTTAGTGTTTTCTTATTGAGCCCACCTTTGGTAATTTTATTAAACATCTCAAGGTCGAATGGCAACTTCTCTTCAACCCGATGATAAAAATCAAACCTCTCATTATGATCATCCAAGTAGTCGTGACCAATATGATTATCAAATGACACAGCCAGTGCATCAGAAAGAATGGAAGGAATTGCATCCTTTGACTGAACCTTGTCTGCGCCATCTATGATTTTAATTGATGAGAGGATTGCATTATATACAGCCTTGTCTTTACAAAACAGTTCAGTATTCTCCAACATCCAGTCTTCATTGACTGGCTCATGAGTCATTGCACCAATGTATTCAGTTAGTTCAGATAGTTCTTTATCAGTTAAATCTTTCCTGTTGCTCACTTCAATTTGAAGAATTTCTTTTGTGGCAGACTTGTTATACTTGGTAAAGAAGTTAATGATCTCTGATGATAATACTGCTTCTTTACGATCTGAAAAATACTCTTTCTTTATAAAAGGAATAACCTTACGACAATACTGTTCATCATGTATCAGATTGCTCAGAATCTTTGTTTCTATTCTCATCAATACCGCCTGTGTATGTTAAATTATTTTTCTCAATGCCACGATGGATTAATTCTACAAGAATATCTCCAATGTATTTCTCAAATGGTTTGGCATCGGTGATAACTTTATCAGCATAATCTACAACACTGTAGTCAAAGTTTATCTTAAGAGCATCACCTTCTTCAAATGATACTTTACCATATGTATAAATTATACCAGCAAATGGTTCTTCTGTCAACTTTAATGCCTCTAAACCATCGCTGTTACTCTTTACTGTAACTACAGGAAGATTATTCAGTTTCAAAATCCAGTTCCTCTAATGCTTTATCAATACCCTCAGCTTGCAACATATCACCTTGACCCATTGAGTATTTGTTCTTCACATAACTGAAGAATGATTTAGATGTCAGTAGTGGCAACCAGAAATCTTTAGTATCTGTATCTTTAATACGATACTTTTTATCTTCAATGACTCCTGTATCTACATCTACCTTCTGATACCAACCATTGCTAGGTTTGACCACATGTCCTGATTCGAGTGCAATATCAAGTAAACCAGACCACTTACTAATGCCACCATCGAAAGATACACTAACAGGTATTTTAGATTTTTCTTTAACATAACGACTCTTCTCAACATTGATAATAAAATTGTAACCTGTGACTTCAGTTCCATCTTTCTCTTGTTGACGACCAAGAATAAAGATGTTATCTGCAGAGTAGTAAGAACCAGTACCACCGCCAACGATGTCCTTTGGATA